AGTAAAGATTTGGCCGCCCGACAAGATGTTGCCGTTGTCGTCGAAAAACTGTGCGCCCGCACCTGCAAACGCTGAAAGGTAAACGGTCATACATACACCTGCATAACGGTCAATATGATGGAAGGGATGGCCGGGTGAGGGGAGGCAGCGGCAAAATGCTGCAACTGCACGCTTAAATCATCTACCGAAAAATACAACTGAAAGTAATCGCCGTTAGATAACGGCAAAAAAAAGTTAGCTGCTGAGAAGATTTCGGCGTTGTTGCCTTGAATCTGAATCAGCGATGCGGAATTTGGCACCGCAGTGCCGTTGATAGCCGGCCAAATGTACAGCTTGCCCGTGCCGCCCGAAGTTTTGTCCACTTGAATCGAAAACTGTACGTTGTAGACCGCAGGGCGGGTCACTTTGATCTTGCTGCTATCGGCGGGGTCGCGGTACACGCCGTAGGCTTGGTCGGCGTTGTTGTACGTGATCGCGTAGGCGGTATTGATTACCGTAGCCGTTTGCGTATCTGTTGAGAAAAACGACCCGTAGTTAATGACGCCGGGTTCAAATCGAGGCGGTCCTTTCTGAAGATCGTCAATTTGCCTTTGCAACACCGCTACTTCATCTTCTACGACCGAAGAGAGCGGTGAGCCAACTTCAAGGTCGGCGATGCTGGTAGCCGTGGTCCCGCTGCCCGTCAACGTAAATTGGTTGTTAAGGAAGCGAAACCACTCACGCGAAATAAGGCCGGTCCGCTCGTCGATGAACGGCACTCGAGGGGCGGGGATGTTGGTAATGTTTGCCATTACGCATTCGTCCCGCTGAGTTCAAGTTCGGCGCCCATGATGGCGACCTTGACAGGATCGGTGCCGCTGATCTCATACACGCGGTCACGAATCTTCGTGGTCATGCCAAGGCGGCGGAAGATAGCGCGAGTGCCGTACTGGCCGATACGGCCCAGCGAAGTCGTGCGTTCGCCATTCCACGTATGGCCGCCATCGTCGGACCAGCGCAACATCAACTGCGGGTTAGCGCCAACCACTACGGTTCCTGGCAACTGGTCAATAACTAGCGTCAACCCATCGTCTTCGGTTACGCCCAACGTATAGAGGTCGTTTTCCGTATTGATGTCTTCGGGCACTTCGGAGCCGAGGTTGCCCGCCAACTGCGGGTTGCCCGTTTCGGTATTGATCGGAACCGACGTTTCGGTGCTGATTTCAACAGGCGGGTCGAACGGGTCTACGCCCGAAAGCCCAACGCCTGTCTCCATGTCAATCTGCAACGAGTGATGCGCTGTGCGCTTGAGGTTGTTCGCGCCGGTCGGCAATGCACGCCACGAGCGCAGCCACTTCTGCACAGTGCCGTCGTCGGCATACACGTCAAGGCTAAACACGTATATCTTGCCGTTTTCGTAATCGCCGATATGCGGGTCGCCGTTGAAGCGAGCGTGGTTGTTGCCACGGTGTCGCTTGAAATCGCCGTTACGGAATCCTGCGCGTTCGTGCCATGCGCCAGTCGCGGCGTCAAACACCCACGTCGTATCCGCGTTCGTAAAGTTCAGCACGTAGAACGTGTGACCGTCCTGCTGGTAGGTGTACCCCACAGCATCCGACAGGTCGCCGTATTGCTGGATGGCAAACTCAACTGCGTGGGTCGATACGCGCACGCCTTGATAGCCGTTTGCTCGATAGACGATGCCTTGGCCGCGAGCGTCAGCGCCTAGCCAAAAGACGCTGTTGTCCATCTTGGCGACGGAGTACGGCGCGATGCAGCCGATCTCGTTGTACGCGCCTTGGATGCGAGTCAGCGGGAAGTCTGCTTCGCCGCTGTTGTACCAGACCTCAACGCTGTTCGTGCCAAAGAGCCACGCTTCGCGGTGGTCGATGATGAGCGACACCAAGCCGTCGGGCGAGCCTTCGGCAGAAGCAAAGTCAAGTGGGTCAATAGACAAGCCATCCAACAGTTGCGTGACCCACACGCGCTGACTGTCGGGTTCGTTAAACACGAAATAGCCGTCCAAATAACCTACAGTCACCGCACCGGGGAAGTCCGGGTCGGTGATCTGCGCGAAAGAATCCGTGACGGTGTTGTAGATGTATCCGTCTGGATTCGCGGCAACAAAAAGTTGCGTGCCGTTGTCCGCCATCGACACCGGGCCAGTGCCCGATATCACGCCCAACGAAACGTTGTTCTGGTCTTGCAAAAGAATGCGGCTGCCGTCTTCAAGCAGCAGAAACGACCCGGTTTCCATCAACAGGTCGTTCGTTCCTTGCAGGACGTAGTTTGAGTTGAGTTTGTAAAGTTGGTCGCCCGATACCACGTACAAAAAATTGCCGAGGGTATAGAGGCCACGGATCGGGCCAGTGCCGACTGTAACGACACGCGTTAAACCGGGGCAGCGCTGTAGATACGCCGGTTCCTTGCCCCCTTCCGCGATAACTTCGGGGTACAAGTTAATCAGCCGATTGTCGGCAGCGTTGACGCTACGAATGACGTAGCTGCTACCCAGAATCGGTGACTTCATTAGAAGTTGCCCGTATAGATATTAAAGCGCGGCCGATTGACCATCAGCGCTGACGGCATTGCCATGACATCGCCGGGGAAGTTGATGCGCTTGAGATCGCGCTTGCTGTACATCGCTATGCGACGCACCTGCTGCGACGGCTCCACGCCAAACTCCGGCGCTAACTCACAGGCAAGGTTGTAACGGAACGCTCGCAGGTAACCTGGCGGAAAGGCAAGGGTCGTATCAAGCGCAGCAGGCTGGCTTAGTTCCTGTACCGAAACAAAGTGGAACTCCAGCACGCGAGAGGGCACCGGATAGAGATACATCTCAATGTTCGGGTGCGTCGGGTTGTACCAGAGGATTTGCGGGTACGTTGACGTTACGGTCTTGACCGCAATGTTGTTGTACTGCTCTTGGTTAATCATCTTGATGCCATACGACACGTTGGTCGAGGCATCGCGGAAAAAGGTGGCATCGTCCAACTTGACGGGGCGCGAACCGACAAAATCGCCGGTCGGGCCAAGCGTGCGAATGCGCGTGTTGGGCGGCCAGTTGAATATCTGGTCGATAGTGCAGAATACCGAGAGACGCTCGGTACTCCACGATTCGATCATCTGATTAAGCGCTGTAAGGGCGTCCTGTGAGGTGGCCGCCGAGGGGACTTCGCCCTCCGCCAGCATCCCGATCAAACGCAGCGCACCGTTGATCTGGTCCCCAGCGGTGGTAGACATTACTTACTCCCTGCGGCGACGACGCGCCCGTAAAGCATTGCCAGAAGTCTCCGACGCCTCCATTTCTGGAGACGCCGGAGATTCTGAATCATCCGGGTCAGAGGGGTCAAATTCCTCCCACCCATGCTGCATATCTTCCTGCGCCTCAAGCCAAGAAATAGCGACTTTCGTGCCATGCTTGGGATGTTGCAAGTAGATATTTGGCATAGTTACGGCAGCAACCCGTAAGCCTGCAACCGCGACTCAAGCTGACCCACGCGGTCCTGCAAGTTCTTGATGACAGACAGCACCGTGTTGCCTTCGTCCTTAGAGACAAAGCCGAACGGGGTGGTCTGCGTCAAGTCTTGGATTGCGAAGTCCGGCGTGACCGGCGCAGTAAACGTAATCGTCGTCAACTGAGTCGTCAGCGCCGCGCCTTCGGCAACAGGCGTCGTTCCGAAGAAGCCTACGGTGCCGCCTGCTGCGCCAATTACCGCACCGTCAAGTTCCGGGTCGGAAAAGGCAACACCAATCGCCTTTGAATTAGGCATATCAATACCCCTTTAGGTAGTGCCCCCGACAGATTGCTCTGCCGGGGGCGTTGCCATTACGAGATGCGGTAGCAAGTCCAGGTGCCCACACCCGTCTTGCGAACGCGGAAATGGCCCGACGTGGCTTCATCGACCTTCATGTTGCCAACCAGCGTCCACCCCGTGTTCGTGGCGACAGTTACGTCGTCCGTGGTGGCGTCGATGTTGATAACAAAAAAGTCAAAAGCCACATCCGGCTTGTCCACGTTGACGACCAATTCAAGGTTGGCAACCGTCGGGAGAGTCAGATCGCCCGCCGTGCCATTGAACGTGAAAAGGCCATTAGCCAACTGGGCAGCCGTTGCCGTCGCCGCAGCCGTCACCGCCGTCGGTGCGCCCTGCGGAAACAGCAGGGCTTCGCCGATGTTGCCCGCATTAAACTGATACCCACTAGTACCGTTAGGAAGTGCCATGTTTAGTTACTCCTGTGAATTTAAGGGTTAGCCCCAGAGGCGCACGGCCATCTGCGGACGAATCACCGAGTAGCCATACAGCACGTCGATACGGCACGGCATACGGTCGTTGTTGATGTCGTACTGACGGACAACGCGCATGGAGATACCGTTGTGGACCTGTCGGCTCGCCATGTCCACGCCCTGCGGCATGAGCAGGTCGGCCGTCGCAAACGCAATCGCGTCACGATGGTACACGAGGTTCTGCGGGTACTGGGTGGAAACGCCGCCGAGGAACGTCACTGCCGCACTGTTCTGCGGGAACGAGTTGACGGTCGCCAAAGCGTGCGCCGAAGTGTAGATCGCCGGAGAGATCTTCACGTTCAAGTACTCGCTTGAGGCGGCGGTGATGTCTTCCGTCACCACGAACTGCTGGAGCGAGCCGGTGGACTCGCGGGTCTGCGGGTTGACCGCAAACACGTTCGCAATGGTGAACACATCGCCCTTCTTGAGGGTTTCGCCCGTCACGCCGTTAAGGGTGATGGTCGAGGCGCCCTGCGTGGACACCGTGCCCTTCACCGAAACGCTGGCCGCAGCGCGGCTGCCGGTCGTGAACTGCTTGATCGACTGCGACATATTGAGTTCGTTGAACCCAAGGATGCCTTCGCCGAACATACCGTTCTTGAACTGCGCCGAGATGGTGCTGACGGGGTTGAACAAGCCCTTCATGCCCTCAATGAGCGCAGCGTTCGCGGCCGGGTTGACGGTCACGTAGCGCGGCGACATCACGGCAGCGGCTTCGTTCAGCTTCTGCTGGGCGGCGAGCAGCACCTGCGTCGAGGACGGGGTGGTGCCGGGGGTGCCGACCGACTGGAAGATGTTGTTGAAGCTGTTCGCCACGTCAGCGTCGATGGACGCCGCAAGCTGCGACATACGCGGCTTGAGAACACGCTCGGCGAAGTCGTCCAACTGCATCGTCATTTCGGCAGTCGTGAAGTTGACGCCGATGTGCTTCTGCGAAGCGACGGTGAGGGTCGTGAACTGCTCGTTGTCGTCCTGCACCTGGAGGGCGGCACCGTCAGTCACAAGGGCGCGGTCCGGCAGACGGATACGCAGCGTGGTGCCGATCTTGGCGCCTTCCACAGCGTAGCTGTTGTCGTACTGGCGGTTAACATTGCGGGTGATCACAAGGTTGTTCTCGAGAATCTCGAGAGCCTTCCTCGTGATCATGTCGATAGTAAGAAGTGTATTAGCCACGGAATTACTCCTAGTAAATGGTTAACGTCTTTGCGCCGATTCCCACTGCTTGATCTGGCGACGACGTTCGGCCTCAATCCATTCCGACGTACTCATGGCCGTTACCGACCGTGGGTCCGTCGTCTCGTAGGTGCCGTTCGCCGTGCCTCTAGCCGTTACCGGCTTCAGCGGGGGCGGTGCGCTGGTTGTCTTTTTGACTGGCGGATTGTCGGTCAACTTGACCTCAATCTTGCCAATCTCCTTGGCTTGCAAGTACGGCGACAGGCGGGAAATACGTTCTGCTTCGCGGGGGTTGGCGCCTAAGTAGTAGGCTACGTCGGGGCCAATCTCGCTCGCTTGAATCGTCTGTGCCATCACGGTCGTGATCGGTAGCGCCGGGTTGTACGCGACTTGTGCAAAGTCGTCGTACTTCTCACGCGCCGCCTCTTCGCGGTCGTAATAGCCGTTCAAGAGTTCGGCCTGTTGCCGCTCGGCTTCCCGCTTGGCAAGCAGTTCTTCGGCCTTACGGACAGCGAGGGCTTCCGCGTAGGCGTCTGGGTCTGCTTCCCTGTCGGGCAGTTCTGCGGTGGCGTCGGCTTTCGTCGGCGCCTTCAGTGCCTGCTCTCGTTCCCACTTGCGACGTTCCCGTGCAAGTCTTTTGCCGACCATTGCGTCCAACTCTTCTTGAGTGAACGTCTTGGCGGGCTTCTCTTCCGGCGTAGCCGCTGCTTCCGCAGCAACTTCGGGTTCTGGGGCCGCCGTGACCTCCAGTTCCGGCGCGGCGTCTGCCGCTACTTGCTCAACCAACTGATTTTCGTCAGCCATTTGTGTTCCTTTTGGAACCCTGGTCGTCCGGGCCAGTACGGTAAAACTTTACTGCGCGGGGCGCTAAACATCAACCCCAAGGCGTGCCCATCGGCACCGCACTTGGCTTTTTGCCGTCCTTTTCAAGGATGGCAAGTTTGCGCTCGAGTTCGATGGCTTCGCGGGCTGCACGACCTTCTACGGCAGACTTGTCTACCGCTGCCCAAACCCAACCCAAAACTTTGTCTTCGGTCAGATCGGCAAAGGGGGTGAAGTTGCCGCTCGGCGGGGAGAGTTCTACGACATCCTTTAGGACGCCAACCTGGTAATTGACGCGAACCACCACGTCGGTGTGCCCGTCTGCTTGCGGGTAAACCTGTAGGTTTGTGATTTTCCAGTTCATGCCTTCGCCTCAACGGCCACCCATGCCTGTGCGGCCTCGTCCCACGAATACATCTTGGGCGGTTCGCCCGTGCCAGCGTCAGCGGGCATCGGCACCGGAGCCTGCCAGTTGCAGTCGGCATCGAGCGTCCATGACGGATACGGCTGCGGCGGGATAAAGGCATCCAGCGCGGCATCGTAGGTGTAGCCGATCCCGGCGTAGTGCTTGCGGATGTTGCCGTTGTAGCTCGTCTGCTTCCAGTTGCCGCCGAGCAGCTTCTGGCAGAACGCCACGCCGATGCTTTCCAGTTCGTTGCCGTCAGCGTCAGCCGTGTCCTTGTTAGCGACAACGATGAC